TCTCGTTTTGCTCAATTTTCACAAGATGCGACAAAGATTAGTGCTCCAAGATCACCTGTAGAAGCAAAAATTCAAGCAGCTTTAAAAAAAGATAATAGAATAGTAGAAAGATCATTAGGTCCGAAAAAAGAAGGCACAAAATTACAACAAGAAGAGAATAAACAAATTAATAAAGGTCTTAATGCAAGAGCAAAAGAATTAATGGCAGTAAGAAAATCTACTAGAGCACACGATAAAAGATTGAAACTAGACCAAAAACTAAGTTTAGGACCCAAAGGTCGTTTTGGTTTAAATCGAATAGGTCATAATTTGAGAGGCAGAGGCCAAAGTGCTATGCAAGCTAGGGAAAATGCTGCTTCAAGTGCAATGATCGGTGGTGCGTTTCCTTTGCTGTTTGGTCAAGGTCCACTTGCTGCTGCGGGTGGTGCTATTGGTGGTGGATTAGGTGGATTAATGGGTGGTCAGTTTGGCTTTGCGTTATCTCTTGTTGGTACTCAAATTGGTTCTTTAATTTCTAATTTAGTTACGAGTGCAGGAGAATTAGGAAAAGCATTAGGGCCGTTTACACAAAATACGCAAGCAGTAACAACAGCGTTAGGATTACAAGGGTCAGCAGAAGAAGCCAGAATACAACTGATCGAAGAACTTAAAGGAAAGACAGCAGCTTTTAACGCTGCAATGCAAGCGATGAGTGCAACGATAGGTCAAAAAGGTGTTGATGCGTTGAAAAAATTTGGAGATAATACAAGATTACTTGGTAGTGAATTTTCTATTGCTATAACTAAACTGCAATCATTCGCTGCTGCTTTCGCTAATTTCATTATAAAAATAACAGGAATTGAAGCAGGGTTAAGACAAGCAGAAGCAACACGAACAGTAAAGATTGCAGCAGCAGGAGGTAATCAGGAAGCTCAAGATTTAGTAGATAGAAGAGAGGGTCTAAAAGATATGAGAGGTGGACGAAGTGGAGCAAAGGCAAAAAAAGAAGCAAAAGAAGAACTAGAAGCTGATGAAAGAATCTTTACGATACGGCAAAAAATTGGTGTTTCAGCAGATCAGATTACATTATCAACTACTCAGTTAATTGAAAAGAAAAAACAAGAATTAGAATTAGAAAATGCTATTGCCGACAAGATAGCTAATGGTACAAATAAAGAACTTGCTAGAAGTATTGCAACAGTTGAGCAAGAATTTGATATTACAACAAAAAAATTACAGGCTAAGAAGGAAGAAATTCAACAGGCATTTTTAGCAGCAAGAGCAGATGAGAAAGCAGTTGATGACAGAATAAGATTAAAAGAAGAACTAAAACAGATTACTTCTGAACTTATAGAACATAATGATGCAAAAACTGAAGCTGTTGAACTTGTTGAAAAATTATTTAACAAAACACGAGAATTAAAATCAAATTTTGAATTGATTGGAGAATCTATTGCATCTGGAGTTAGTGATAATATCACTGCTGCAATAATGCAAACAAAATCTCTCGGTGACGCTGCAAAATCAATCTTAAATGATTTAAGTTCTACTTTAATAAAACTTGGTGTAAATACTATGCTAGGTCAAATACCTGGTTTCTCAAGCTTATTACCGAGAGCAAAAGGTGGTCCAGTTAAAAAAGGCGGTAACTTTTTAGTAGGAGAAAAAGGCCCAGAATTATTCGTACCAAAAAGATCAGGTACAATAATACCTAATGATAAATTAGCTGGAGGAGGTAGTACAAATATTAGTGTAAATGTAGACGCATCTGGATCGTCTGTTCAAAGCAATGAGCAACAAGGAAAAGAGCTTGGCAGAGTTATTTCAGCAGCGATACAATCAGAATTAATTAAACAAAGACGACCTGGAGGTTTATTAAGATAATGGCTACTTTTCCTAGTTATAACCCTGTTTTTTCTGCAAATAAAACCGATATTACTAACACTAGAACAGTGCAGTTTGGTGATGGGTATCAGCAAAGATTTACTTTTGGTTTGAATCAAAATGCAAAACAGTGGAGTTTAGTTTTTAACGAAGATAATACAGACGCAGCCATAATAGAAAATTTTTTAGAAGCAAGAAAAGTTGATGGTGCATCTTTCGATTGGTCACCTCCAGATGAAACGGTAACTTATAAATGGGTATGTCCTTCTTTTACAAAAGAAATATTTGACTTCAATAGAAACAGAATAAATGTAACTTTCATACAAGTATTTGAACCATAATGGCAAAACCTGTATCTGAAACCCAATCAATAAATCCTGGTTCAGTGATTGAGTTGTTTGAATTGACAACAGATGCAGCCCTTCATGGATCAGCCACTACATATAGATTCCATGATGGTACTAATCCAATAGCTTATGGCAGCAGCAATGCTAAAGGGAATATCGTTTGGAACGGCAATACTTATATCGCTGTACCTTTAGAAGCTGATGGATTTAAATATGCAAATGGTCAATTACCCAGACCTACATTAACTATCAGTAATGTTACAAATTTAATTACTGCTATTTTGTTGAATGTAAATTTAATAACCCCTGGAAATGATTTAACTGGTGCTGTTGTAACTAGAGTTAGAACATTAGCAAGATTTTTAGATGCCGTTAACTTTACAGGAGGAACTAATCCTTACGGAACTCCAGACCCAACAGCAGAATACGCAAAAGAAATTTATAAAATTGATAGAAAATCATCAGAAAACAGGGCTGTAGTTCAGTTTGAATTAGCTGCTGCTTTTGATTTAGCAAATATACGAATACCTTTAAGAGTTTGTACTAGAGAATTATTTCCGTCTATAGGATCTTTTGTTCAATGACAAGTTGGAAAGAAGCTGCTCTTAATCATGCAAAAACTGAAGATCCAAAAGAATCTTGCGGTCTATTGTTAAATATAAAAGGCAAAGAAAGGTATCATCCGTGTCGTAACCTATCCATGACAAATCATCAGTGTTTTATTCTTGACCCAGAAGATTATGTAAAAGCAGACAACATAGG